AACAACAGCATACGATCAGCTTCGATATTTAAAAAATAAAGATACTAGAGTATATGTAAATAAAAGAGCAGATGAAGTGGTACGCTCTATTGCTAGTGATTTTCAATTAAATTGCCGGAATGCTTGAAAATACAGGATATGTGATAGCAAAAAAGACTGAAAGTAATCAGTCTTTATTTGATATTATATTAAATGCACTAGATGAAACAATAAGGAATAGAAAAGAAATGTATGTTCTGTATGATGATTTTGGAAAATTGTGTTTGAAAAACCTAGAAAGAATGAAAGTAGGATTAGTGATAGATGAAGAAACTGGAGAAAATTTTGATTATGAAAGTTCCATAGATTCAGATACATATAATCAAATAAAGCTTACATACGATAACTCCGACACAGGAAAAAGAGAAGTATATATGGCGAAAGATTCAAGTAACATTGAAAAGTGGGGAGTATTACAATATTTTGACACAATAGATGAAAAAACTAATGGAGCAGTTAAAGCAAGAGCACTACTAGATTTATATAATCAAAAAACACGAAGCCTAGAAATAAAAAACGCATTAGGAGATATTAGGGTTAGAGGTGGTTCACTTATAATAGTAAATCTAAATTTGGGTGATGTTAAGCTTCAAAACTTTATGTTAGTAGAAAAAGCAAAACATACTTTTAAAAATGGGGAACATTTTATGGATTTAACATTAAGGGGCCAAAACTTTATATCTCAATAGGGGGAAATATGAGTAGTTCATTGGGAGAAGTAATAAAAAAGATGGCAGTAGGAGCAAATGATGCAAATGCTCCTACTTCTGTTTTATTTGGAACTGTAACAAGTGTTGAACCACTTGAAATAACAGTTGAACAAAAATTAAAACTAACAGAAGAATTTTTAGTGCTGACTAAAAATGTTAAAGATTATACAGTAAATGTGACTATGGACTGGAATACAGAAACTACATCTTTAAATGCTAATCATAGCCATTCTACAGAGGTTAATTCAAATATAAGTGTTTCATCTGATATATCTCCAAATGATAATAATCAGAAAATAACTAATAATGTAACAGGAGAGGTAAGTGTATCAGTAGAACAAAAAAATATAGATTTAACACATAAGCATAGCATAAAAGGAACTAAAAGTATAATGGTACATAATGCATTAAAAATTAATGATAATGTTATTTTAATACAACAGCAAGGTGGAATTAACTTTGTTGTACTAGATAAATTTTAAAAGAAAGGTGGTAATAAGATGACACCTAATACAGATAATATCGTAATAAACAATGTGCAAGATACAATAGAACAAACAAGCAAGACATATTATTTGAATATAGAAAAAAATACTATTTCAAAATTTTGTGATGGTATTGATGCAATGAAACAGGCTGTATATTGTATATTAAATACAGAAAGATTTGAACATCTTATTTATAGTTGGAACTATGGAATCGAACTAAAACATTTAATCGGAGAAAATACGACTTTTGTAATTCCTGAATTAGAAAGAGTAATAACTGAAGCGTTATTACAAGACCTAAGGATAACAGAAGTAAAAGATTTTGATTTTGAAGTAAACAGAAATGAAATAAAGGTAAAATTCACAGTAGTTACAAATATAGGAGAATTTGAAGCGGAAAAGGTGGTGAGTGTTTAATGAGTGTAGTTGATATAGATAAAATTGAAAATTTGGACGAATATTTTGATTATGACACTATTTTGCAAAGAATGTTAGATACAGTACCTACTCAAATTGATAAAAGAGAAGGAAGCATCATATATGACGCTTTGGGACCTGCAGCAGCAGAACTAGCACAAATGTATATTTTGTTAAAAAATAATATAGATTTGGTTTTTGCAGATACTGCTGTAGAAGAATATTTAGATAGATTAGCAAACCAAGTTGGTCTTACAAGAAACGAAGCAACATATGCAATAAAAAAAGCAACATTTTACGATGAAAACGATAAGTTAATGGACATAGAGGTAGGAGAGCGATTTACAATAGAGGATATAGTATATAAAGCAACCGAAAGAATTGAAAAAGGAATCTATAAAATGGAATGTGAAACTGCTGGAGCAATAGGAAATAATTATGTTGGGAATTTAATACCAGTAAATTATATAGAAAATTTAGCAAAAGCAGAACTAACAGATATTTTAATTCCTGGAGAAGATGAAGAAAGCGACGATTCTTTGAGAAGTAGGTACTATGAGACCACAAGTGAGCAAGGGTTTGGTGGAAATATAATTGATTATCAAAATAAAACAAAAGAGATAGCCGGAGTTGGTGGTGTAAAGGTTACTCCAATATGGAATGGGCCAGGAACCGTTAAACTTACAATATTAGATAGTAATTTTGATAAGGCTTCACAAGTTTTAATTGATAAAGTTCAAAAAGAAATATGCCCTGATTTTACAGATGAAGGATTAGGAATTGCCCCAATTGGACATGTTGTAACAGTTGATACAGTTAAGGAAATTGAAATTTCTATAATTTCTACTGTTACAATATCTGAAACTACAACTATTGAAAATGTAAAAAAACAAATAAAACAATTAATAAATGATTATTTCTTACAATTAAAGCAAAATTGGGAAAACACAGAAACCATTATTATAAGAAAATCTCAAATAGATACAATAATTCTAAATGCAGATGGAGTTATAGATGTAGCAAATACAGTTATAAATAATAAGGCTTCAAATATAGAATTACAAAAATTTGAAATTCCTACATTGAAAGAGGTGACATTAAAATGAAGTTAGTAGAATATATGCCACCATTTCTAAAAAATGTAGTTGAATTTAATAAGATTTTTGATGCAGAAGATGTAGAAATCGAAAGTATGAGGTATTTGATAGATAGTATATTAAGAGAAGTAATTGTAAAATCTGCTAGGACTTATGGATTAGACAGATATGAAAAAATATATGGAATTACAAACAAGGCAGAAACAATAGAAGCAAGAAGGATGAATATTCTTTTTAAAATGAATAATAAAGTGCCATATACATTAAAATGGTTGATAAATACTTTAAATGAAAGCATTGGAAAAGATAACTATAAATTAGAAGCCAAAGATTATGAATTACATATTACTATAAATTTGGTATATACCGAAGCAGCAGAAATGTTAAAAACTAACTTGGTAAAACAAATACCTGCAAATATTATGTTAGACTACAAGTTGGAAACAAAAGCAAATGAATTTATAGGTGCAGTAATATCAAGTCAAGATTATATAAATCTAAATGCAATAGCATTTGAACGAAAAGAGGATATAACAATTATACAAGAAAATAATATTGGACTAGTTGTTTCTAATATGGAATATATGAATGTTGATCCGAACACAGATATAATACTAGAAGATACTATATTAAATGTAGATGAAAGCATGGGTTCTAAAGTGTCTAGGCAAGATTACATTGACTTAAATATAACTACAGAAGAAAAAAAGGAAAATATAAGTATAAATCAAAATACTAATTTAGGTTTACAATTAGCAAGCCAAGATTATATTGAAATAGGAGGTAAAGATTAAAATGGGATTTGAAAAAGTCTATATAACAAAGCAAGGTGCCCTATTGGCAGCAAAAACATTGCAGGGAAAGAAAATACAATTTGACCATGCTGAAATAGGTAGCGGAAATTTGAGTGGTAATGCTGCAGATAAAACAGCGTTAACTACAAAAGTATTAGAATGTCCAATTGAAGAAACAAAAATAACAGGGGATACACAAGCAAGTGTATCTTTTATTTTTAAAAATACTGATGCAAAAAGTGCATTTTATTTTAGAGAAATTGGATTATTTGCAATTGATCCGGATACAAAAGCAAAAGTATTATATGCTTATGCAAATGCAGGAAGTAATGCAGAATATATAAATAATTCTATTGCTGAAAAAATAGAAAAACATATTCAAATAAATGTTATTGTTGATAATGCTAGTAATGTTACAATTACATTAGATTCTACTCAAATATATGTAACTGAAAAAGAATTGCAAGAAGCAATAACTGAAGCTAGAGAATTTGTTGGGAAAAATTATGGTATTAGAAGAAAAATTGTAGATAATGTTCTTTCAAAATGGGAGAGAATTTGTGATAATACAGGTTTGGTTGCAAATGCAACAAAAAATGGGGATGAAGTTCAAAATGATTTTGATAATTTATATCCATGGTCTGATATAATTACATATAATTATGATACGAAAAATAAAAAAATAACAGCATTTTATGGAGAACCAGGTTTTAAATTTGATGGATCAAATGGAGAAGTACTTACAAGGATTCCAGAATTTTGGTTCAAAAGAGAAGTTAAAGGTGATTATGAATATATTTATATATCTGATTATAATAGAGCAGGTTATAAACATAGTAAAGAATTTTCTGTTGGTAGATATGGAATTAGCATAGATGCCGAAGGAAATGCTCACAGCATTAGTGGAACAATTCCTGCATATAACAAAACAATAGCAGCATTTAGAACTTTAGCAACTGCAGTAGGCGAAGGATTTTGTCAAATGGATACTAGATACTTTATATTACAATTATTATATTTAGTAGAATATGCTGATTATAATTCTCAAAGCAAGTTAGGTAGAGGAGTGTCAGAGTGGTTTAATACAAAGGCTTTAATTGCAGAAAATAAAGTTAATAGAATAATTGTTGCAAATTCAAGTAATATGTATGTTGGTAGAACAATATCAATAGGAGCAACAGATGCTTGGAATAACTCTGTAGCCTCTGAAAGAACAATAACTAAAATAGAAGACTTTTCTAATGGAAGCGTAACTGGTAAGGCAGTGTATTTTGATGGAGCAGCTGTTAATATAGCAGTAGGAAATGCTTTGTGGGGAATAGGGCAAAAAGCAGGGCAATGTGATGAATTAGGAATGAAATCAGGTTGTCTATCAAATGACGGATGTCATTCAGTTATATATAGAGGTATTGAGAATGTATTTAGTAATATGTGGACAGCAATAGATGGACTTAATATCAAAGATTATGTAGCATATGTTTGTGATGATCCTACTCAATATGCTTCTGATAAATTTGTTGCCCCTTATAAACAGGTTGGATATACAAATTTAAAACAAACAGATTGTTATCCAAGTAAATTGGGATATGATGAAAATTATCCTGAAATTGAAATTCCAATAGAAGCTAATGGAAGTTCTGGAACAGGAATATGTGATAAATACTGGTGTTCAGAAGGAAACAGAATAGCGTTTGCTGGGGGT